TATTTAATTCATCATTAACATCTGTACCAGGAGGTCCAAGATCTATGTCAGAATAGAAACCTGATACTTGTTGTTTTCTTAATTCGTTTTCAGAAATTTTTATTGTATGAATAACCGCTTCCGCATCGTCTAATGAGGTAGCCGTATACGGAACGATTAATTCATCTGCTGGTACAAACTTTGATACCGCTCTTCCAAGTGGCACATCGTAGTAAACTTTTTTAAAAGTAGAACCAGCTAATGGTAAATGAAATAACATAGAATCAAATTCTGATTCATATTCTTTCATTTGATCCATAATTAAATAATTCATGAAATCTTTTACACGCTCTGACTGTTGTTCAGTTTGTGGATTTTTAACACCTATGATGTCTGTTCTTACAGGTCCATCTGAAGGTAATAATTCTTTGTAAGCTTGTGCTTGAAACTGTGTGACTGCTTCAGCTAACACTGGGTGTGTTGCACCACTTGCTCCTTGAAAAGGTTCTGTTCTGTTTTCGTATTTAAATCCTAAAAGATCTAAACCTGTCTTATAACTATTTTCCCATTCTTTTCTTGAAGCTTTATAGTCCATGTAATTTTGAACCATCTCGTTTCCAATTGGTTCTAAAATATCTTCTGGTAAAATATCTGCTAAGTTATCAAAATGATTTTCTGTTCCAGGTATATTAATTGCACCTGGTTCAAAGTCAATCGTTGCACCACCATCTTCTTCTGGTACTACTTCAACCGGTCCCTTTTCTTGTTCTGGTTCCTGAACACTAACTTCCTCTGCCATCTCTTCATCTGAAGGGATGTCAATTTTAGTACGAGTGTTAGGGAGTCCTTTATCTATATCTGCCATTTAATACTCCTATATGTTCTTAACACGTTTTAACAGACCTGGCAACCCTTGTGAGTTTGGTCCTCTTTCTGGTGGTGGGCCTGATCTATCACCTGCTTGTTTTGCAAGTCCACCGCCTGCAAAATATCTGCTCATTGATTCTCTCATGTAATCTTTAAAACTTTTCTTACCACCACTTCTTTTATAGTATTGATAACCTTTGTGCATATCTGATTCTATCTCTTTTAAATATCTGTTAGCCTGTTTGCCATAACCACCTGGTATGGTTCCCGCCATAAAACCTATACGACCGCCATCTGCTTTAAGTAATTTTTTTATTGGTTTTAAAGCTCCAGGGAATGGTGTTATGTCTATAAAATTTTTTAATATTTCCGGAGGTGCTTTTAAACTTTTAAGCGTCTCAATAATTCTTGGAAAAGTTCTAGTTCCTCTTTTTGATCCAGCTTGCACAGCAACATCTGGTTTTGCACCAGTATATCCAACATTAGGTAATTCAACTCTAATATTTCTCTCAGTTAAAAACTGATTTAAGTTTTTTAAAGTTTCTGGATTTACACCTTTTTCAAAAAGTTTAGAGACTTGCCCTTGAATGAAAGCTTGATTAAATTGTCCTGGACTAATGTTTATATTGTAAGGAACTCTAACAAATTTAGATTTAGATCCTACAACCGGTTTAACATCGAACAAATCAAACAAATCACCTTTCGCTGCCTTATCACGAAAATATTCATCAGACATCAATTTACTAAAAAATTTTCCGTCTTGATCCACTCGTAATGACATCATTGCTTTTATTTGTTTTCCAAAAGCAGTGTTATTAATTGCATCAGGGTTGTTTTGAAAAAATTTATTTATGTTTTGTTTTCCTTTTTCTACAATATCTAGATCTTGTAAATCTTGTTCACTAGCAAATTTTTTTGCTTCTTTTATAAGATCTGCTCTTACTTTTTGTGTTTTTCTTTGAGTGGCTAACTTTTCTTCTTTTGTTTTTGTAGGTTTGGGTGGAAAGTCTAAAGTTGCTTGTGACCTAACTTTAACTGGAACTTTTCCCATGGGTGCTTTTTCATAAAGGTCTAATATTTCCTCTGATGTTCTGCCAGTTATTCTAAGTAGGTCTTTAAATTCAGGAGAATCCACACCTGCCGCGACTGCTTTTTTTATTTGATTTATATATTGTGCAGGAACATTACCTGTTCCTCTTCTAACCTTTCCTTGTTTTTTAGCAAATCTTAATTGAGATTCTGTTGGTTTTGATTTAAAATTTAAAAAATTACCTGTTTCAAAAACATCATCTACAAGATTTTTTAACAATTTTTCTTTTTTTAACCTTGCAATGTCTGAAGATTTTTTAACACCTCTTTGATATTTTTTTTCTGAAAGTAATTTTCTTTCTTCAATAGCCTGATTCGCAAGTTCTTCTGTTGCGTATTTTTGAGTTCCAATAAATTTACTCGGATAATCAGGGCTCATATTTTTACTGGCAAACTTAACTACGTATTGTTGACCTGGAGGATTTGATTCTACAAATCCAGCTTTATAAAATCCTATTCGTCCACCATCAGCTTTTCCATAAAGTCTATTAAATCTGTTAAACGCATCTATCTCTACAATCTCTTTTTTAGGTTCTGGTTGTGTAAGATCAGATGCAAAAGTTATACCACCACCTAGAAACTCTCTCTTTCTGTTTCTGCCTGTTCGTAGATATTCGTTTAGCTCTTTGATTTCTTTAGGACCGAATTTCATTATTCTCCTAACATATAACCGATACCGCCACCGCCTGCTTTTTGAATTCTCTTTTCTATGACCTCTATAATGTCATCCTCGATACCACCTGTCTCATCCTGTCTTCCAGGTTTGTAATAGATCTCCTTATCACCTTTTTTGATTATGAAACTTTGATCTTGGATATCTTCTGTAACTTCAACACCTTGATGTTTTTTCTTAGTCACCATTTCTTTAACTCTTTTTCCTTGTACAGAAACTAATTTACCAAGACTCATGACTGTATCTACAATTTTAGCTAACGCTGGTCCTGTAATCTCTGCAGCTTTTGTAACAACAGGTGCTGCCATCTTAACACCTTTACCAATTCCAAATGGAAGTAGTGATGCAAGTCCTGCGGCTGCTTTCATAAAAGTTCTTCTCTTAGGATCTTTTGGTCCGTCCTTATAACCAATACGTCCACCCTCTGCTAAACCAGGAAGCGAAGATAAGTTTGATACAAGATCAAATAACTCTGAAGTATTGAAACCTGTTATTATAGGATTGTTTTTATTAAAAAACATACTTCGTAAAGTTCCACGATCTATCTTAAATGGTTTATTTAATTTTGCAAGTAATCCCTCTTTAAAAGCTGCACGTCCACCATCTGCTAATGTAATTGATGGTGCGCCTCTGTCTTTTTTAGCATCGTAAGGTATATCCATCTCCATCATCATTTCTTCTATCTGACGAATCTGATTCTCATCCAAATCTTTCAAAGGTCTACCAAATTCCTCTCTTGCGATACTTTCCATCACCATATTTCTCTCATCCATAGGGTCTGGTGCTGAAACAAATTTATCTTTTAATCTTTCAAGCTCATCCCTAGCTGCATCAATTGCTTCTTGTTGATTGAAACCTTGCTCCATAAACTCTCCAACGAGTTTCATAAATTCTGCCTCGTAGTCGTCCATAGATGCCATCTTCATATCTTTTTTTTCTCTAGCAGAAAATTTATTCATCAATCGCATCATCTCTTCTTGAAACTCTTCTAACTCTTCTGTGTTTAATTCTTTGTAAGGTTTGTTAAACATTCTAAATGAAAAATCATCTCTGTCTCCTTCACTATCTCTGTAAAAAGGATCATCTACTGATGCCATCTGCATGATACCCTCACTACCCATGGCATAACCAATACGACCACCGTCCGCTTTTTTAATTATCGGATCGATAGCATCAAGAATCTGTTTGGCATCATCTGATGTTAGATTTTTATACATGCCCTCACGTTTGATTATAAAATTAATCTCGTCTTTTACACTCTGTGGATTTTTCATCTCTTTTATATTTCTTACCGCATACTCTATAAATTTAGGACTTGTTTTTTCTATACCCATGATACCTGCCTGTTCACCACCGATAATAGATTTGCTCGCATCCATCTTTCTACCTTTTAGATCAAAAAGTTCACCTATTTTTTCTTTACCTTCTTTAATTATATTACCAGCTCTATCTTTTATCCCTGTTATGTATCTGTCCTCAAACTCCTGAACCTGTTTCGCCTGGTTCATGATGTAATCTCTCTGCGCCTTTGTCAGCTTGGCCTTCGTCATCTTTGCTGCCATCATTATTTTGGCAAGACCGCTGCTTATCTCATTATGTAATTCTGGGGTCATCTGATGAAACGGAATCACCTTTTGATTTTTTAATCCTAAAAATAGACCTTTGATTATGCTCATTAATAATAATTCCTCTTAACGTTGTTCTGTGGTTCATCCACATAATCTTCAGGGTGATCAATTAAACCACCTTGTCTGAATCGCATAATTGCTTGTGTAGTTGAGTCCACAAGGTCATCATGATCGCCGTAGGGAAATGCTGCGCATTCTTCCATGACATCGTCTGCGAATTTCTGCTCCGGACACCATATCATACCAGATTCAAATAAAGGTGCAACAGAATTCACACGTGCATGCTTATCGTTTCCTTTTGATGGTGTGAAGTTTACTACAGGTATATCCATGTTCCGTAGTTCGTAAGTCAAGGGCAAACCACTTGCTTTTGCCTCAATAATCACCGATTCAGGTTGCCAGTATTTATATTGCTCTAATGCAAGACGACGTAACTCTGGGAACTCATAACGTCCTTTTACTGCATCAAGCAACATTAAATTAGCTGGTTCGTCCTCTGATGGATAAAATACACCCCACGTAGTAATAGCACTGTAGTCTGCAGTTTCTTTTTTCAAGAACGCTGTATCGTAAGACTGTATTACATGATGTAATGTTGGTATCCAATCATTAGGCCAGATTCTCCACCATTCACGTTTTAGTATTGCACCTTCTTCTGCTGTTGGGTTTTGCATCCACTGTGCATTCCATTTACCCGTGGGCAGTGTTGCTTGAACCTTTTCTAATTCATCTAGTTTCCAATATTCAGGCCAAACAGGTTTAGCTTTCTCTGATCCTTGGTCCAAGATTGCTGGAAACTCGACCACGTGCCATTGATCAGCTTTTGCTTCTTTTTGGTTGTTAATTAATTTTGCTGTTAAATCTTTGTTAGACCATCTCGTCATGACGAGTACGATCTTACCACCTGGTTGTAAACGCTGACGTGGACCTGACGTGTACCACTCGTAAGCTGATTCAAGGGCCGTGGGCGATAGTGCATCTTGCTCGGAATGTGGATCATCAATAATTAAAAGATCTGCACCACGTCCAGTGATCGCACCACCAACACCGGCTGCGAAGTATTCACCACCTTGTGATGTTTCCCAACGTCCTGCTGCTTTACTATCTTCTTGTAGAGTTGTTTTAAAAATTTTTGCATAATCTTCTGAGTCGATTAGATTCTTAGCTTTACGACCAAACCTGATTGCGAGTTCACCTGTGTGCGTTGCTTGAATGATCTTGAGTTTCGGATCACGGCCCACCATCCATGCTGGCAGAAGATAGGATGCAAATTCTGATTTTGTATGCCTTGGTGGCATGTTAACGATCAAACGATTTATTTCGCCCGTTGCAAGTTTATTAAATTTATCTGCTATGTGTCTGTGATGGGACCCTTCTATGAAATCGGGCCACACACATTTGACAAAGGACATAAAGTCTTCTTTAGCTTTGTTCTGTATCTTTTTTTCTGCGTGCAGAACTTGTAATTGTTTAAATGTTTTTCTGACGTCAGAAGGTAGTTTACTTATATCTATATTATTCAAATTCATTTAAAATTTTTTAAAAAATTTTTTGCACTATGTTTAAAGTGTTGAAAATGTTTTTACCAGGTAAAACTGTCTAAATCAAGCAATACAACCTAGAGTAGTGGGACCCCTTTTACAAAAAAAGGGGGGTCCCTTGTTTATTATTAACTAACTTTGGAGTTTGTTTGGGACCCCTGGCGCGTTAGCGCCAGGGTAAGAAAGGCTAGTCTAATAAGACCATGTATGCCTCGGCGTTGTTTTTTCTAAACCAATCGAGATCGGCTCGTACCTTATCCCATAGTTTAGAACCACCATAGCCAAGTTCTTTATCTTCTAACGTTGCAGTTAATTCATTGATAAATATTCTATCATGAATGATTGCCTCTTCTTTTGTTAGCATAATAGATTGTCCACTAAATCTATTACTTCTCTTTTCTGTTTTGTTGTCTGTGTTTGTTTGTGTCATATATCCTTTCTTGTTATAGGATAATCCTATCAACTTTGCCTACTTTCGTCAACCTCTATTTTTGTAGTTGTATAACTATGTCTGCCCCAACTATAATCGTGCGTGTGTGTTTCTTTTTTAGGGTCATTGATAGGTGTTTCAAGGCACTCGGTCCTCGGCGCAATGGCTATAACTCTATCAATATATTTTATAGTAAAATCATTGTAACAATGTTGACTACAAAAATAACTATACCAATAACCTTGATTGTAATTATTAATTTTAATCTTACGAGTTCTCAAAACCTTTGAGCCCTTGACACCTCGCACTCTGTCAACAGTATGTTTCTTATGGCACTCAGGTCCATGACACCAATTAAAGTCGCTCATCTCTGCCCTCCATTTGTGGAAACATAAAAAACCATTTAACTGTAAAAAAGCCTGCGATTAATATTCCTAAAGTAAAATCAAAATGAACTGCAATGATTATACCTAAAAAGATTACTGCAAAATGTAATGCAAAATAAAATGCTTTCAACATTAGTGCCTCACTTTCCATGATGTAGTCGCAGTTCTATATCCGTGTGCGTCTAGATCATAATAAACATAATAAGGTGTTCCATTTTTAGAAACTCCATATCTGCTTTTGTCGTCATGTTTGCCTTGTCTAGTAATATGTTTTTTGTGCTTACTAGCCCAATAAGTTATGTAGAATGTTTTGTTTGTCATTTATACCTTTCTGTTATGTAAGGGATATTATAGGATATCCCTTACATTGTCAAACACTAATTTAAACTATTTTGTTGTTCTTGTAATAGTTGTTTTGCAATAGCAATCTTCTCATCACGAGTTTGTTCAACCTCATCAGTTAAAAGATCAGCTAAATTACTCGGACTATAAATTGAAAGTGCCATAGATGAATGTGCGTCTAATATACTTTCATTTAAAACAACACCGAGTTTGTCAGCTAGTTCTTTTGCTTGATCAAAGTATCTGTAAGATTTCAAACCTAGTTTTAGTTTTTGCATTTTTTTATCAACACTTTCAAACAGATTTTTATGTGCAAGAATTACATTATCCTTTGCAACATTAAATTGTTTAAACCAAAGATAATTTTGATGATTAGTTTGAAACATACGATCATGACAATAACTTGTTCCAATAACAATAAGTTTAAAATCATTTTCCCATTTATCTTTTTGGTATTCTGCTTTTCCACTTACATCATTACGACTACCATAACCCAAATATTTATTTACTGCACTTTCTGAATTATAATAAGTCGGATTTCTTTTGTCGTAGTTGTCGCCTAATCTAACATCATAATCTGCGTCAATACCTTTTGCTATCATCTCATCACGATAGTAAGCAGTTAAAAATTCTTTATCTGCTTTAAACTCAACATGAACATCATCATATTTTTCAATAGGATTGTTGTTATAGTCGGTGTCCATACGAGGTGTATCAGTTTGAACATGAAAACAATTATCATCATATAATCTTCCACCACTTTCGCCATACTTATTACTCATGGCTCTAATTGTATCAACATCTTCTTGTGGTTGATGAAATCTTACAAGTTGATTGATTTTAACTTTTGCTTGTTCTCGCAAATTGTTGTATGTTTCTTTTGCGTCTTGCCATGCTTTCTTGTATTTTGAATTATCTTCAAAATGATTTTGAAATACATCAGCAATCACTTTTCGCTTATCTGCGTTAAGTGTTATTCTTTTTTGTTTTTCCATATTTTTATTTCCTTTCATAAAAAGTTTTTTATACTATTGACAATATGATGTCAAGGGATTATATAGGATATGTCCTTTTGTTATTTACGACATTATAAACTCAAAATAACAGTGTTCGATTGTGGGGTTGTACTACACTTAAAATTGGGAAACCCTCAAGGGACAGATCCAGTGTCACACCTCGCTCCTTGCGACGTCTTCACTGGATGCTGATCCCTGGTCTTGTAAGTGTAGCGCTATAAGAGTTCACAGCCTTGCAGGACCTGGGATCAGCTGATCCCTGATCCTACTAGTAATTGCTCACACTCGAGAGATTCTAGTTAATGCAGTTGGGCACTAGACCCTGCTGGTAGGATCTGGGATCAGTTATGTAATACC